CTAACAACTAAAAATTTCGCAACAATGAAAGAAGAAACAAAGAAACAAGTCAGAATCGCCATTGTCGGTTTGTTCGGTGTGCTTGCGTTGATATGCGCAACATCCGAACCAATAAACCAAGAAACATGGTTTAAGGACTTCTTTATCAGCAAGACGATTGCCGCCCTTTTCGGGTATGTCGCATACAGGCTTGCGAAGTATTGGGAATCAAAGGGGCTTTTGCCTGAAATGGATGATGAAGTATGATAAAAATTGACCCAAATACAAGGATTATCGACTTGACGGTTGGCGAATTGATGGAGTTGATAGAATCCGCGCAAGCGGACAAGGCAGCACCGCAAGCACCGACCGCGCCCGAAAAACGGTATGTCTATGGTATCGCCGGGATTGCCCAAGTGTTCAATTGCAGTATGACAACGGCAAACAGAATCAAGGCAAGCGGACGGATTGACCGGGCTATCAAGCAAAACGGGCGAATTATCATTGTCGATGCCGACCTTGCTTTGGAACTATACAATAACAATAAATAATACGCAACAATGAAACAGGTAACATTAAAATCTTTGACCCTTTGCAACTTCAAGGGTGAAAAGGAACGGACAACGAATTTCAACCCGGATGTCACCACAATATCAGGTGGCAACGGTTTGGGTAAGTCAAGGCATTTCGATGCTTTCATTTGGCTTCTTTTCGGCAAGGATTCCAAAGACCGAAAGGATTACGAAATCAAGACACGCATTGACGGCAAGGAATTGCACAACGTTGAATGCAGCGTTTCGGGTGTCATTGTCGTTGATGGTGAGGAAATCAGCTTGAAACGTGCCTATATTGAAGATTGGGTAAAACCCCGTGGGCAAGTCGAAAGGGTGTTCAAGGGCAACCACACCGAATGTTGGTGGAATGAAACCCCGGTCAATGTCGGCGAATACGCCAAAAGGATTGAAGCAATCATTGATTCATCCGTGTTCAAGATGATAACCAACCCGGCATTCTTTGTCAATATGCCGTGGAAGCTGCAACGGGAACAACTTTTTCAGCTTGCCGGAACAATCACAGATGCCGAAATTGCTTCAATGAAGCCCGAATTTGCCCTTTTGCTTGACAAGATAAGCGGTAAGTCACTTTCGGACTTCAAAGCCGAAATTTCGGCACGGAAGAAGCGTTTGAAAGATGATTTGGCACAAGTCCAACCAAGGATTGACCAAACTTATAAGATGATGCCCGAAAATGAAGATTTCAACGCCCTTGAAGTGCAAATCCAAGTCATTGACGATGAAATCAAGGACATTGACAAGGCAACCAGTGATGCAACCGCCGCAATCCGCAAGGAATATGAAGCGGAACAGGAAAAGCAAAAGGCGGTGAATACCTTGAAATCAGAGTGCCAACAAATCATTTTCAAGGCAAAGCAGGAAGCACAGGAAGCCGCATTTGAAGCCAATGCCCGCCGCCGTGAATTGGAAAGCAATATCAAGGCAAAGGAAAGGGAATTGGCGACCACCAAGCGTGAATTATCTTCTTCACAAAAGGAGCAAGAACGGCTTGAAAAAGAGATTGAAAAATTGAGGTCGGAGCAAGACACCTTGCGCAAGCGTTGGTTTGAGGAAAACGGCAAAGTCTATGAGGGTGAAACCACTTGCCCCCATTGCAAGCAGGAATTGCCCGCCGCAATGATTGAACAGGCAAGGGATGTTTTCACAAAAGCACAAGCCGACAAATGCAATGAGATAACCGCCAAGGGAAAGGGAATTGGCGAAAGAATCAAGGAACTTGAAAAGGAAATCGAGGATGTGAAAAAGGACATTGAAACATCCAACGCAAGTGTTGTTTCCATCCAAGCAGCCATTGACGCATTGAAAGCCGAATTTGTGTCTTTGCCGCTTGTTGATGCCGCCGCCGTTGTTCCTGAATCAATCCCGGAATGGGTCGAAAAGCAAGCGGAAATCAAGGAATTTGAAGCCACCATCAAAACGGAACAAGCAAGTTCCGCCGACACGAGCAAGGCGCAAGAAAGAAAGTCAGAGTTGAACAAGACCCGTGATGAACTGAAAAAGCGTCTTGCCAATCGTGACACAATCAGGCGTTACGAAGATGAAATCAAAGACCTTGAAAAGAAAGGCAAAGACCTTGCCCAACAAATCGCCGATGCTGAAAAAGAAGAATACACGGTTGAGCAATTCACCAAGACCAAGATTGACGAATGTGAAAGTCGCATTAACGGGATGTTCAAGCACGTGTCTTTCCGCTTATTCGATTACACCCTTGAAAACAATGCCGTTGAAACGTGCATTCCTTTGGTCAATGGCGTTCCATACCCAAGTGCGAACACGGCAGGACAAATGAATGCCGGGCTTGACATAATCAACACATTATGCCGCTTTTATGGCGTGTGCGCACCGATATTCATTGATAACCGTGAATCGGTCAATGACATTATCGAAACTGAAAGTCAGATTATCAACCTTGTTGTAAACAAGGACAATTTTTTAACAATTAAATAACAACGTAACAATGGAAAAGAAAATTGAAAAAAGCGAATTTCTTTCAAAGGTGGAAGCATTCGCACATGAAATGACAACAATGACAGAAAAGAAAGAGGGTGTCAAACGTGGTCTTGTTATCCTTGCCGCCGAATCGGTGGAAAGTGAAAATGGCACAAAGCAAATCATTTCCGTGCTTGGCAATGGTGGAAAGGTGGTGGAAGCGATTGCCGGATTTGCTTCACAGGAACACGGCAAGTCATTTCTAATGGCTGGCATGAAAGAAGCCGCCCTAAATAGCCTTATTGAAAAAGTATTGGGGGCAATCGTAATCATTAACAAGTAAAAGATTGAATCATGAACGAAATTCAGAAAACAGAAAAGCAGGGGCAAGTATTGACGGTTGCCGCCCCCGTACAAGTCGGGTTCAACTTCTTTGACCCGGTGCAATTCGACACCATGCAGCGTGTTTGCAAATTATTCGCAAGTTCGGAACTTGTGCCGGATATGTACAAAGTGACGGATAAAAACCCAATCGAAAAGGCGATGGCAAATTGCATGATTGCCATTGAGATTGCCCAACGTATCGGCGCAAGTCCATTGATGGTTATGCAAAATATGGTGCCGATTTATGGCAAGCCGTCTTGGTCGTCAAAATTCCTTGTCGCCACCGTGAACACTTGCGGACGCTTCAAGCCCTTGAAGTACCGCTTCACCGAAAAAGGTATGCTTGGCATGGTTGATTATGTCGAGTACACGAAAGTATGGGTGAACGGTCAGAACGGACGGGGCTATTACAAGAATGAAGCCGCGACCAAGCAATTTGACGGGCGCAAGATGATGGATATTGAGTGTGTCGCCTATACGAGCGCAAAGGGTTCGGAAGAAGTCTTGGAAAGTTCGCCCGTATCAATCCGCCTTGCTATCCAAGAGGGGTGGTTTACAAAGAACGGTTCAAAATGGCAGACCATGACCAAACAAATGCTTATGTATCGTGCGGCTTCATTTTGGACAAGTGCTTACGCACCTGAATTGTCAATGGGGATGCGTACCGTTGAGGAATACCAAGACATAATGGATGTGGATTATCAAGAAGTCGGGGCGGAAGTTGAAGCCGAAAAGCACGACAACGCCAACAAAGTGCAAATCGGTGTGGATTTGGCGCAAGGTAACGACAAGACCACGGCGACAACAATTGACCCGGAAACGGGCGAAATCAAGAATGTTGAAGATGTAAAGCCCACGCCCGCAAAAGAGGATGTGGCGCAATCACCGACACCACAACCCCAACCCGGTTTCTAACAAACAATCAAAATCCGAAAGGCTATGGAATTGAAAATTTTGGGTTCGAGTTCAAAGGGCAATTGCTACTTGCTTGACAATGGCAATGATTGCTTGATGATAGAATGCGGCATTCCTTTCAAAGACGTGCAAAAGGCGGTCAATTTCGGCATTTCCCGCATTGCTGGTGTAATTATATCACACGAGCATGGCGACCACGCCAAACACGCCGGAAAGTGCCTTGAAGCGCAAATCCCATGCTATATGTCGCAAGGCACGAAAGACGCATTGCATTTGCCGCAAACCCGGCTTGTCCGTGTGATGGAAGAATTGAAAGTGTACGAAATCGGCAATTTCAAGGTGCAACCATTCGCAACCCAACATGATGCCAAAGAGCCTTTCGGATTTTTGATTTACCATAAGGAATGCGGCATGGTCTTGTTCGCAACTGATACATATTACTTGCATTACACCTTTCAGGGATTGAATAACATCTTGATTGAATGCAATTATCGTCAAGACATATTGGATGCCAATGTTGAAGCGGGCAAATTGCCGATGGCGTTACGGGCAAGGACAATGAAAAGCCATTGCAGCTTTGACACTTGCCGGGAAACATTGCTTGCAAATGACTTGTCAGGCGTGAACCATATTGTCTTGATACATCTTTCGGATGGCAATTCAAACGCAAAGGAGTTCAAGCAAGGAATCGAAGAAGCAACGGGCAAGACCACCCACATTGCCGAAAGCGGAATGACAATTTCAAATTTCAACAAATCACCATTTTAATTTTCAGAACATGAAGAAGTTTCTTTTAAGACAAAAAGGCATTGAAAAAGCCATTGGAAAATTTGATTCAAAGATTGAAGCCGTTGATGTGATGGATGGTTACATTACGGACAACAACGACGATTTGGATTCAGACGATGAGGGGTATTTGACCCCGTTTGATTTCACCCTTGACGAAATCGAGGAAAAGGAAATCAACGAATGTGTGACCAACTACGAGGAAGCCCGGAAGTATCTTGGCGGCAAGCCCAATGCGGACTTTGCCGTTACAAAGAAGCTGCAATCAAACAATTCTTTGGACTTGAACGGCGTTGCCCATTTGGTTAATGAAATGAACCCCCGACACCTCAAAGCCCTTGCCGCATTGAACAAGTTGTTCACCATTGCGGAAGCATGGAACAAAGCGGATGATTTCGTGCCGGATTTCAGCAACCAAAACCAATACAAGTATTATCCTTGGTTTGTATATGACCGGGATGCTGCGGGGTTCGTGTCTGCGCATACGTATAATACGGCTGCGTATACGTATGCGCCTATCGGTTCTCAGCTTTGCTTTAAGACCGCAAATCGGGCACGGCAATTCGGTGAAATGTTTGCCGACTTGTACAACGAAGTGTTCCTTTTCAAATAGAATGTGTTTCATAGTAAAACAAATCGGATATGGAAAAAGAACTTGGGCAGGAATACAAGAACCCGATTCAACGTGAAGCATTCTTGAAAGATAATTGCGATGCTTGCGAAAATAAGGGCTACATGAAGCCATACACCCCGGAAGAATTGCAAGGGCATAAAGAAAACCTTGCCAACGTGTCGATTGAGATTGAAGAACTTGAAAACAAAAAGAAAGAAGCGATGGAAACTTTCAAGGGCAAGTTGAAGCCCTTGCAGGAACAACGCAAACAGATGGTTCGCAATATCAAGGCAAAGGCGGAATATGTAACCGAAACGTGTTACAGGTTCACCGACCAAGAAACAAAGGAAACCGGGTACTACAACAAGGACGGCAAATTGGTTGAGAGCCGCCCGGCGACCGCTGACGAACTGCAACCCACCATTTTTGGCGTGGTGCGCAATCTTAACCCCAAAACAGGAACGGACAATTAACAACTAAATTTTTGAATCATGGATAATGAAAAATTGCAAATCAACCTTGCGCCCGGAATGAGCAAAGCGGAACTTGTCATTCGTGAGGGTGCAGCAGCGAAAGAACTTGAACCCAAAGCACCCGTCAAAACTAACTTGAAAGGTGTTATCGGGGCGGTCGTTGAATACCTCAAAAAGAGAATTAACACCGGGCAATTTGAACAAAAAGATTGCCTTGTGCTTGTAAACCGTGAATCAATCGAAATCACCTTGATAACGAATGAAGCGGATGAATACAGACGTGGCGAAATCACGGGCAAATTGAGTTACAACCCCAAGTTCATTGAATTTGGGATTAACGTCAACAAGGTATGGCAACCAACGGAACTTGGTTTGTTTATCAAGATGAACCGGGCATTCTTTGCCGACCGTGCCGAAAATATGAAATTGGTTACAAGCCTGATGAACTTCACCGCCGATGTGAATAACAAGATTGAAAGGGCGGTCAAGGAAAACGGCAACCGCACGGACAATTTCGCCCAAGTGGTCAATTCCAACTTGCCGGAATCATTCACCATCCAAATGCCCATCTTCAAGGGTATGCAGCCCGAAACAATAGAGGTGGAAACATTCGCACAGGTAAACGGGCGTGAAGTCGCCTTTGTGTTGTTGTCGCCGGGCGCACAAGTAACGCTTGAAGATTTGCGTGACAAGGTTATTGATGAACAATTGGAGCAAATAAGGGAGATTGCGCCGGAAATCGCAATCATTGAAGTTTAACAAAATGCCCCCGGCTTGCTTGTCGGGTCGGGGGCTTTAAATGTCGCAACAATGAATAAGGATTTGAAAATAACATTGGAATCCCTTGTGGCAAGGTACAACACAACGGCATTCAAGGATAATGACCCGGTGTTGTTTCCGCGTTGCTTCTTGGGCAAGACCAAACAAGATATTGAAATCGCCGCATTCCTTGCTTCAACAATCGCTTGGGGTAATAGGAAACAGATAATGAACGGTTGCCGGAAGATGCTTTTTGACATTATGGATGGCAAGCCTTATGATTTCGTGATGCAACACAAATGGGAACAAATAGACCCCGAATGCAGCATTCACCGCACGTTCTTTGGACGTGATTTGGCGTATATGTGCAAGGGGTTGCATTCCATATTCATTGAAAGTTATTCGTTTGAATATGTGTTCATCCAAAGCGGTTGCAATGTTTGGAAAGGTTTTGAAACATTGCGTGAAATGTTTGCAAAAGCCAATGGCGGTAAATACTCAAAGCACCTTTCCAACCCGACACCCAACAGACACAAGGGCGGTTCGGCTTGCAAACGCTTGAATCTGATGTTGCGTTGGTTATGCCGACAAGATGGCATTGTTGATTTGGGCATTTGGCACGAATTGACCCCCGACAAGCTGATGATGCCCCTTGATGTTCATGTCGCCCGTGTGGGGCGTGAATTGGGCTTGATTACACGGCAAGGCAACGACCGCAAGACCGTTGAGGAATTGACCCGCAATTTGGCGGTTTTCGACCCCAAAGACCCTTGCAGGTATGATTTTGCGTTGTTCGGTATCGGTGAATCACAAAAACACGTCAAGCGATGAAAGAAGTGTATTATTTCCAACATGATTACAATGCCCGGAATGACCCAAAATTGCAAGACGTGTTGATTGAACACGGTGCGGCGGGTATCGGTGTATTTTGGTGCATTGTCGAGCAACTATATGAACAAGACGGGTTCTTGCCCTTGAAGTCGTGCAAAAGCATTGCATTTGCATTGCACGTGGAAAGCAAGGTTGTTGAAAGTGTAGTGCAAGACTTCGATTTGTTCCAAAATGATGGCGAAAAGTTTTGGTCAAAGTCAGTAAATGCACGTCTTGAAAAGCGCAAAACCATTTCGGAATCAAGAAAACTTGCCGCCATAAAGCGTTGGCAATCAATGCAAAATCAGCAAACGCAATGCAAAACGGATGCAAATGCAATGCAAGATATATCCAAAGAAAAGAAAAGTAAAGAAAAGGAAAGTAAAGAATCTAATAATATAGAGAGGGAAAAAGCAAAAACCGTCAAACGGTTTTGCCCCCCTACTATTGAAGAAGTACAATCCTACATTCAAGAAAAGGGATATTCGGTTGATGCGGAAGCATTCATTGCGTTCTATCAAAGCAAAGATTGGATGATTGGCAAAAATAAGATGAAAGATTGGCGGATGGCGGTTGTCACATGGTCAAAGCGTGACAATATGCGCCCGGCAAGAAAAGCAAGTGTAACCAAAAAGTGCAATGACGAATGGACGTAAAAGAAACCATAACAGACAAGGACGGCAAGCAAAAGACCGTGAAAGTGCAGATGCCAAGTGTCGGTCGCATTTTGGAAGCCGTGAAGCAACGTGGGTTGTTTGTCGGCATTACCCGTTACCAATACTTGCAATATGATGTCGAAGAAGCATTGAAGATTGTTGAAGCAATCGGCAAAAGCCGGAATCCAAAGTTCGTGATTGACGATGAAAACCGCTTCACTTACGAAAACTTCATCAAATGGTGTCATTGCGACACGTCAATGCAATGTCTTGACCCTGACACAAGGCAAGTTGTTCCGGGGCATTTGAAACGCGGTATCTACATTGCCGGAAACGCGGGTTCGGGCAAGTCATGGTGTCTTGAAATCATGCTTGCATATAGTGCCGCATGGGGTTTCCGGGTGTCAATGGAGAAAGACAACAACACGACACGCCCTTTGTGGTGGGTGACGTTCCGGGCTGATGAGATATGCGACAAGTTCATTGAGGATGGGAACATTCAAAGGTACAAATCGCAAGGCATTCTTGGCATTCAGGATTTAGGCAGCGAGCCGCAAGAATCAATGTACATGGGCAACCGTCTTGACGTGTTGCGGAACGTGCTTGAATACCGGGGCGACAAGACCGACGAATTAACCCTTATCACCTCAAATCTTAAAATCAACGGTGAAGCACTTTCAAACAGGTATGGCGACCGTGTGGCAAGCCGACTTCGTGAAATGTGCAATTATTTTGAAATCAAAGGAAAAGACAGACGTAAAATTTAACAGCTATGATTACGAAAGAAACAGCAAGGCAAATTTACAATTGCCACCAACAGATTGAAGAAATCGGAAAAATCAAGTCCGATATGTGCGAGGAAGTCGAAAAAGCGCGTGAACGTGCGGCGAAAGACCCGCGCCCCATTGCTGAAAATGAAACAAGTTTCGGCAAATATGGAAAGGGAATGCAATTGGGTGTTCCTGACGGTATATGTTCATCAATGCGCATTTTCAACATTTCGCCCGAAATTGCCATTCAGGTGATGGATGAACAAGTTGAAGTCTTGAAAAAGCGACTTCAAGAACTTAAAGCGATTGCAAAAATAGAACTTGAAGCAGATGGCAAATGAAGAATTGAAACAGGCATTGGGTGATGATTTATGTGATTATTGCCCGTGGAAAAGCGGCGAAATCGACCACCGTTGCGATAGTCTTTGCGAGGGCTTATATTGTGATGATGCGTTGGACGCTTTCTTGGATGAAAACCAAGGTTTCTTTGATGATGATGCGGAATAATTAACTAATAACTTTATAAAAATGGACGGTATTATCATTCAACAAGATGCGGTCTATAAGACCGAAAAAGGAACACCCGTGACCGATTCTTTGAAAGTCGCACAGGTGTTCGGGCGGCAACATAAAAACGTGATAAGGTCTATCCGTGACATTATGATGTCGGCTAACTTGTTAGCCAACCGCCAAACATTTTGTGAATCAACTTACTATGATTCACAAGGGAAACAGCAACCTATATTTCTAATGACCAAAGAGGGCTTTTGCGCCTTGGTTATGCGTTGGAATGGAGAAAAAGCAAACCAATTCAAGATGGCTTTTATTGATATGTTTTCCAAAATGGAAAGAGCATTTCAACAAGTCAAACCGCAATATCCGGCAATCCCTCAAACTTTTTCGGAAGCATTACGCCTTGCAGCGGCACAGGCGGAACAAATCGAGCGGCAACAAAAGCAGATTGAAGCCGATGCGCCCCGTGTCCTATTCTCACAAGCGGTTGAAACCGCCAAACAATCCGTGCTTATCGGTGAACTTGCCAAGATAATATGCCAAAACGGTGTTCAGACGGGCGAAAAGCGGCTTTTCCAATGGATGCGTGACAACGGTTATTTGTGCCAATATGGTGAAAGGTATAATCAACCGACCCAAAAGGCAATGGAAATGGGCTTGTTCGAGATAAAGAAAACAACCATTCAGAAGCCAAACGGCGACACTCTTATATCCAACACGACCAAGGTAACGGGCAAGGGTCAAGTGTATTTCGTGAATAAGTTTTTGCATAACCATCAAAAGAACTTGCAGCCATGAGGATATACATTTCAGGAAAGATAAGCGGCTTGCCTTACAAGGAAGCCGAACAAAGGTTTGAAGATGCGGAAGCCTTATTGACGGAACTTGGCTTTGAAGTGATAAACCCGTTAAAGAATGGTCTTGCGACCCATGAAGAATGGATAAAGCATTTATGCAAGGATATTGAAATGCTGCATTCGTGTGATGCAATCTACATGATGGATAATTGGACTACTTCAACCGGGGCTTCAATAGAATTTGATTTTGCCAACCGCACGGGTAAGGATGTATTGTTTGAATCAAACATAATCATTCTAAATGATGAATACAAGGCAATCTTGCGCATACAAAATGCAATCCATGAAGTGACGGGGTTACGCTTCAATCAATATATCACCAAGTCGCGCAAGCGTGACGGGGTGTTTGCCCGGATGATATTCGTGTATCATTGCCGCAAGCGAAAAATGAAGCTGACACAGATAGCCAAGTATGTTCGCCGTGACCATTCTTCGATGCTTCATTTATTGCGGAAGTATGATGATGATTTCAAGTACAATCCGCAATTCCGGGATATGGCGACAAGGGTAAACAATATATTGAATAAAACAAATGAAACCGCATAAATTCGATTATCGTTGGACTTTGAAAGATGCCCACTTCACCAAAGACAAGGGGGCGGTCTTTTCATGTTTTGCTTGTGGGGGGGGCAGTTCTATGGGTTACAAACTTGCCGGGTTCGATGTAATCGGGTGCAATGAGATAGACCACCGCATGATGTACGCATATTGTCAGAACCACAACCCCAAGTTCCCTTTCCTTGAACCGATACAGACATTCAAGGATAGAACGGATTTACCGCCCGAATTGTACAATCTTGACATTTTGGACGGGTCGCCGCCTTGTTCTACATTTTCGATGGCTGGTGTGAATTGCGGGCGTGAAAAAAGTTGGGGCAAAATGAAGAAGTTTAGAGAGGGGCAAGCCGAACAAGTTTTAGACACCTTGTTTTTCGACTTCATAGACCTTGCAAAGAAGCTGCAACCCAAAGTCGTTGTCGCCGAAAATGTCAAGGGGTTGTTGCTTGGTGAAGCCAAGGATTATGTAAGACGGATATACGAGGGCTTCGAGGATGCCGGGTATTATTGCCAACATTGGTTGCTTGATGCACAAAAGATGGGTGTTCCGCAACGGCGTGAACGGGTTTTCTTTATCTGTTTACGGAAAGACCTTGCAACCCCATTTTTGGTGATGCAAAGCCTTTTCAATGATGTGCCGAAATTAGACCTTGACTTCAAAGAAGCACCAATTATGTTTTCCGATGTCGTTGCGGGCGTTGGTCGTGAAATAAAATCAAAGGAGATGCGGAAAAGATGGGAATCAAGATTGCCGACCGATGATGATTTTGGTGATGTAACAACAAGGCTTTATGGACGGCGATTGGCATTCAACACGCAATTTGCATTCCTTGACCGTGTGTGCAATACTCTTACGGGAAAAGAAGATTCAACGGTGCATTATGATAAACCGTTTTATCTTTCGACCCAAGAAGTGACGACAATTGCAACATTTCCACAAGACTACAATTTTGCGGGTAATAAACCCCATTATGTGTGCGGAATGTCCGTGCCGCCCGTAATGATGGCACAAGTGGCAAGCAGAATATGGGAACAATGGTTATCGAAGATTTAGAAAATAATGTTTCACTATAAAACAAAAGACAATGAAGTTACTATTCTTTGACCTTGAAACGACCGGGGTAAATCCCGGCAAGAACGGAATCCATCAAATATCGGGTGAAATCGTGATTGATGGGGTTTCCAAAGAACAATTTGATTTTCACGTTCAGCCCAACCCCAAGGCGATAATCGAAGAAGAAGCCTTGAAAGTTGCAGGGGTAACACGTGAACAAGTGTTGGCATACCCGCCAATGCGACAAGTATATTCCGAATTTGTTGCGATGCTTGAAAAGTATGTCGATAAGTACAACAAGAAAGACAAGTTCTTCTTGGTCGGTTATAACAATGCGGCTTTCGACAATCAATTTTTGCGTGGATTCTTCTTGCAGAACGGCGACCAATACTTTGGTTCTTGGTTTTGGTCGAACACAATTGATGTGATGGTGCTTGCATCCGCATATCTTGCGACCCGCCGCCCTGACATGGAGAATTTCAAGTTATCCACGGTCGCCAAAACGCTTGGTGTTGATGTTGAAAGTGAATCATTGCACAATGCCTTGTATGACATTAACTTGACAAAGGCGGTGTTTGACATTGTAACTAACAAGCAATGAAAAATATAGAACTATTCAACGACCATTTCCAAAACTTCAAAGTTTATGGAATCCCCAAGGCGCAACTAATCATTGCCGACCCGTCATATAACTTGGGCGTGAATGCTTATGCAAGCAATCCGGCATGGTATGTTGATGGGGATAACAAAAACGGAGAATCGGAAAAGGCGGGAAAAGAGTTTTTCGACACGGATAAGGATTTTCGCCCGGCTGAATTTATGCACTTTTGTTCGCAAATGCTTATAAAAGAGCCTAAACAGCCGGGGAAAGCCCCTTGCATGATAGTTTTTTGTGAGTTTGAACAACAATTCAAATACATAGAACTTGGCAAGCGATATGGATTTAACCATTATATCAATCTTGTGTTCCGAAAGAACTTTTCCGCGCAAGTTCTGAAAGCGAACATGAAAATCGTTGGCAATTGCGAATATGGGGTGTTGTTGTACCGTGACAAATTACCCAAATTCAATAATGATGGCAGGATGGTTTTTAATTGCTTTGATTGGATAAGGGATAACGAAACACCCAAAGTGCATCCGACCCAAAAGCCCGTCCCATTGCTTGAACGGTTGATTCGCATATTCACAGACCCCGGCGATGTGGTTATTGACCCTTGCGCCGGAAGTGGAACAACATTGTTGGCGGCGGCAAACCTACAAAGAAAGGGTTATGGATTTGAAATTAAGAAAGACTTTTACAAGGCGGCAAAAGAACAAGTCTTATCGCATTTCACGCCAAAATTGTTTTGACCGGGTATTATTAACATATAAAACTTCAAGAAATGACTTACAACGATTTGACCGAAAAAGTGCATTCCAATGCCGTAAAACACGGCTTTTGGGATGAAAAAAAGAAGCAACGAACATTGTTTGATGCTTGTGATTACCGAAATCGCCGAAATGGTGGAAGCCGACCGCAAGGGCGACAAAGCCGGGGTCGGTGCAAAGCTGATTATCAAACAGGACATGGGGAAAGGCAAAGCATTTGAAGATGCGTTTGAAGCAATCATAAAGAATACCGTTGAAGATGAAATGGCGGATGTCGCCATTCGCCTTTTCGACCTTGCCGGGGCATTGGGTATTGACTTCGAGAAAATGAAGCCTTGCCGATATTACCGGGCATTCGACAAGTTCAGCTTTACCGAAAACGCTTTTGCCTTGTGCAAGGGTCTTTCCCGTGACGTGATAGGTATTGAAAAGCGTATTCAATTCGGCATTGCTTATGTCAATGAATGGGCAAAGTCTTTGGATATAGACTTGTGGTGGCACATTATGCAGAAAATGCGCTACAATGAAAGCCGCCCAATCCGGCACAATAAAGCGTATTGATAAAGCAAATGCAATGCACTTGCATAACAAAAGGAAAGTATTTGTATAACTTAAAAACAAACGTATATGTTTCAATGTGAAGTAATTGGCAATATCGGGAATGATGCCGAAATCAAGGATTTCAGCGGCAAAAAGTATGTGTCATTCAATGTCGCCCATTCCGAAAGGAAAAAGGATGCCCAAGGGGTCGTGAATGAATCAACGGTGTGGGTGTCCGTCCTTTGGTACGGTGACGGCGGCGGTCTTACGCAATACTTGAAAAAGGGGTGCAAAGTGTTTGTCCGGGGGCGTTTGTCCTTAAAGACCTATCAAGACAAGCACGGGAACACCCAAATCGCCGTCAATGTCAATGCGAATGAAGTAACCTTGTGCGGTCTGAAAGGCGAAAGCCAACAACAGGGCGCAACGGCAGCACAGACGGCACAGCCCCAACCATCCGACAATGCAAATGATGATTTGCCGTTTTAATGCTTGTGGCTTATGAAATGCAGATATGACAATATCATTGCCATTGACCCCGACAAGGACAAATCGGGCGTGGCGTTCCTCAAACCGACAACACGGCAATTGGAAGTGTCAAACTTGACCTTTCCGTGCCTGATGGATTACTTGCAATTCCGCAAAAAGACAAGTCTTGAAAAGCAAGAAACGGTCATTGTCGTTGTTGAAGCCGGGTGGATGGTCAGGAAAAGCAATTTCCATGAAGCGCAAGGACACCGGGCGGAAAAAATCGCAAAGGATGTCGGCGCGAACCATGAAACAGGGCGCAAGATTATCGAAATGTGCAAGCATTACGGGCTTGAAGTCTTGGCACACGCCCCGTTGGTGAAGTGTTGGAAAGGGAAAGACCGAAAAATCACGCATGAAGAATTGGCTTCATTCACGGGATTGACCGGGCGAACCAATCAAGACGGGCGCGATGCGGCTTTGCTTGCATGGGTGTTTTCGGGCTTGCCTATCCGGGTAAAAGTTGAATAACTTGTGCTTAACTTTTTTTCTAAAAGGGTGTGTCATTGTGATACACCCTTTATTTTTGCATTTGCATTGCAAACTAAATTCAAAAGTAAATGAAACCAATTGATTTTCCGCAATCCACAAAGGTATTGCAAAAGCCGTCCACCATGTCGGACAATGAATGTTCTTCTTTGCACGTATGGAATGACGGCAAACAGTGTGTTTCTTGTTGGAAGCCGACTTTCAAGGAACGTATCAACATTTTGTTCGGCGGTAAAGTGTGGCTTGGTGTCCTTTCGGGCAAGACGCAACCGCCCGTCTTTGTGTCAGGTAAAGCGGTGTTCAATAAACAGCCCCTAAAAGACCGAATTTCGGCTTTTCTTTCGGAAGCAAAGGAAAGTATCATTGAAGCGTGGGAAAGCCTTGCAGGAGCCGCCAAACACCCCGACAAACGAAAGCATTTCATTGTCGGCGCAATCATTGCCCTTGTCGTGGGTGTCTTGTTCGGTGCTTTGGTCGGCTTCATAGCCGGAAGCCTTGCCGGGGCAATCAAGGAATGGTGGGATTCCAAAGGACACGGCACGGTTGAACTTATGGACTTTGTTTTCACCGTTATTGGGGCTATGTGCGGGGCTTTGGTCGCCCTGATGATTTGTGCATTGTTCAACATCAATTCCGTATTGTCATGGCTACTAAAATAATTGAAGCGAGCATTGACACGCTTATTCCCGACAACAAGAATTTCAACAAGGGAACGGAGTTTGGCGAACACTTGATGGATAAGTCCTTGCGTGAATTTGGGCTTGGTCGGTCAATCCTTATCGACAAGAACAACCGCATTATCGCAGGGAACAAGACCGCCGAAAAAGCCGCCGACATAGGCTTTGACAATGTTATCATTGTAGAAACCGACGGCAATTCACTTGTGGCGGTCAAGCGCAAGGATATTGACCTTGATTCGGCAAAAGGACGTGAACTTGCCCTTGCCGACAATGCAACAAGCAAAGCAAACCTTTCCTTTGACACGGACTTGATAATGCAAGAAGCTGAAAGGTTTGACTTTGACCCGGAAGATTGGGGCGTTGCATTGGATGCCCAAGAGGAAAGCGAGGATGAAGAAGAAAGCCCGGCAAAAAAGGTGATTGACACAAGGTTGATTGTTGAATGTGGGGATGTTGCCAAATTGTCGTTGTTATTCAACGAGTTACAAGAAAGGGGCTTCAAGTGTGAATTGAAAGAATAAAGTTATGAAAGTGACAAAATCAGACTAAAAAAGGCGTAACATGGCGAAATACGGTAAGAAGATAGTTGAAAAGATTGTCGGACTTGTCAAGTCGGACACGTTCACCATTGCCGAAATATGCCGCCAAGTGGGTATCACCCCCAAGACTTACCATCAATGGATTGATGATTATCCCGACTTTGCCGCCGCTATTGAACAGGCAAAGGATGAACGGATGCAATTCTTTGTTCAGGAAGCCAAGAAATCCTTGTTGAAGAAGATACAAGGGTACGAAGTGACCGAAACAAAGGTTGTCACCATTCCAAGCAAGCAAAAGGATGAAAAGGGCAACCCAAAGCCGATAATCAAGGAACAAACGACCACGAAGAAGCATATTCAGGCGGACACGGCGGCAATCATATTCACTTTGACCAACGGCGACCCGGAACATTGGCGCAACAGGCAGACAACGGAAATCACGGGCAAGGATGGAAAGGATTTGTTCGCGGGCAAGTCAGATGAAGAATTGGATAATGAAATTGCGGAACTGAAAAGGAAATTGGAATAATGGCGCAAAGAGGTGACAAGATAAGGTATTGCAAGGCTTTGAAAGAACGGCTTATTCGTGAAAGCCGTTCCGATTTGTTGCGCTTCACCCTTGCCACAATGCCCACGTTCCGCCCGGCGGACTTTCACCGCCGATATTACAAGGTCTTGACGGATTTTGCGCAAGGTAAAATCCGCAAACTAATGGTGTTCATGCCGCCGCAACATGGAAAGTCGGAGGGCTCGACAAGGCGTTTGCCCGCATTCCTTTTGGGCAATGACCCCGAAAAGCGGTTGGCGATTGTGTCTTACAATGCCCCCAAAGCAAGGAAATTCAACCGCGAAATCCAACGAATAATCGACACGCCCGAATATCACGACATATTCCCGGAAACAAACCTTAATGCCGCCAACGTGACCACGATTGCCGGGTCTTGGTTGCGCAATGCGGATGAATGCGAGATTGTAGGACACCGGGGCAGCTTCAAGACGGTTGGTGTCGGTGGTGCTTTGACAGGTGAACCCGTTGATATTCTTATCATGGATGATATTTACAAGGACGCAAAGACGGCATGGTCGCCCATTGTCCGTGAAAGTGTGTCGGATTGGTACGATACGGTTGCGGAAACCCGACTTCACAATGAATCCCAACAACTGATTGTCTTTACACAATGGCATGAAGATGATTTGGCGGGTACATTGTTACGGCAACAAGGCGTATATGACCCCAAAGACAATCCCGATGGGTGGGTTGTTGTCGTTTACAAGGCTATCAAAGAGGGCAAGCCGACAGAGTATGACCCACGGAAAGAGGGTGAAGCACTTTGGGAAGAAAGACACAGCTTAAAGAAGCTGCAAGCGATACGCAAACGCAATCCCCAAGTGTTTGAATCCTTGTATCAACAAGACCCCCAACCCCGTGCCGGACTTATGTACGAAAGCGGCTTTGTTGAATACACCATTCGCCCGGCGACAAAGTATGTCAAGCGGAAATGTTATGTCGATACGGCGGACACGGGCGCAGATTATTTGTGCGCCATTGTCTATGATGAAACGGATGTTGCCAATTATGTTGTGGATGTACTTTATACGACACGCCCGGTTGAGTACACAGAACCCGCACTTGCAAAGATGCTGACCAAACACGGCGTTGCCTTGTGCATTGTCGAAGCGAACAACGGCGGTCGCCTTTTCAAGAACAATGTTGAAAAGCAATGCCGACTTATGGGCAACGGCAAAACGGCATTCACGGCATTTCACCAAACCGAAAACAAAGATACGAGGATATACCAACATTCGGCAATGGTGCAGAACCTTACATTCATGCCGCAAGGCTGGAAAACCCTATTCCCTGAATTTGCCAAGGCGATATGCGGCTATTTGAAAGCCGGGCAAAATGAACATGATGATGCCCCGGACGCATTGACGGGAACAATCGAAAAAAGAGCAAACCACCGCAAATCGGATGTGGCGGGGCTTTTTGGATATTAAAGTGTTTCACTATAAAACAATAAAGATATGCCAATTGACGAAATTTTCAAGAAAGCAACGGCAAATGATGTGATTTCGGAATTGAAGTCTTGCCGTTTCATTCCACAACCTGATGTGGAGAGTGCAGAAAAGGCACTTAACCCCAAGTTGCATGATATTAACGACCCGGTTATTCGCAAGGATAAACGGGTGAAGATTGATGCCGACGATGAAGCGGAATCGGCGCAAAAGATTATCACGGTGGATGGTGAAAGTACCAATTACAGGACGGAAAAGGTTGCAAGAATTGCCCTTGCCATTCAAAGGTTGATAATAAACCGTGCCGTGTCTTTCTGTTTCGGCAACCCTATCAATTACAATGCGACCCCATCCAATGACAATGAAGCGGCGATTGTCTTTGCCTTGAACCGCATATTGTATGATGTCAAAAGCACTTCTTTGAACCGCAAAATCGGTCGTTCCATTTTCGGTTACAAGGAATGTGCGGAGTATTGGTACACGGTAGATAAGCCCAATTCCAAATATGGCTTCAAGTCGAAACACAAGTTGCGTTGTGCCTTGTTTTCGCCCGCTTATGGTGATACCCTTTACCCCTATTTTGACGAAACGGGCGACATGGTAGCCTTTTCACGGTCTTTCAGCCGAAAGGATGCCGGGGGAAATGCCGTTGATTATTTTGAAACATTCACAGACAAAGAACATTGGTTGTGGATTAATGGGGAAAATGGCTATGAAGCCGCACCGGGCTATCCAAAGCCTATCACGATAGGCAAAATCCCCGTGATTTACGGACACCAACCCAAGTTTGAAACGGAAGATGTGGATAAACTGATTGACCGTTTGGAAACCTTGTTGTCGAACTTTGCCGACACAAACGACTATCACGCAAGCCCCAAGATATTCACAACGGGCATAATCAAAGGATGGGCAAAGAAAGGCGAAAGCGGTGCAGTCATTGAGGGTGAAGATGGTGCAACCATGCAATACGTGTCTTGGCAGTCAGCCCCGGAAGCCGTCAAGTTGGAGATTGAAACCCTTTTGAAGATGATTTATACAATCACCCAAACGCCGGATATTTCGTTTGATTCGGTCAAGGGGCTTGGGGCTATAAGCGGCATTGCATTGAAGTTGCTTTTCATGGATGCCCATCTTAAAGTGCAAGACAAACGGGAAATCTTCGATGATTATTTGCAACGGCGTGTGAATGTCATTCTTGCCTATATCGGCAAGATGAACAACGCATTGGAAGCGGATTGCGAAACAATCGCCATTGAACCCGAAATTGTGCCGTATATGCTTACAAGTGAGATTGACGAATTGAACTATTGGCTTACGGCTAATGGCAACAAGCCCGTCATATCGCAAGAAGAATCGGTCGAGAAAGCCGGACTTTCAAGCAATGTTGAATTGACCATGCAGAAGTTGAAAGACCAAGCGACAACCGAAAATTCATTCATAATCGGCGAACCACAACTTGAAATGGATGCGTGATGAAAAGGAAAGTCATTGAAACGCCAAAATATCAATGCCGGGATTGTGCGCATTCATGTGATTGGCACGAAAAGAATTGGAAAGGTGAATTGTTCATGTGCAAATGCCCTTTCCACAAAGAGGGGAAATATAGCAAGTTCTTGTCAGACCCTCAATGCGAACACTTCAAATTAAGGGGCAATGGCTAAAAGGCAGAAAGTAAAGCGATTTTCGGTGCAGACATTCGATGCCGCACATTACAGGCAAACGGAGCAATACACGCAAGCCGTTGATGCTTTGTTTGACAAGGCGACCGCCGAAATAGCAAGGGCGGCGGCAAAGGGCAAATATGACCCCGACAAGCCGTTTTCTTTCGATGATTACCCAAGTGTCAAGGCGGTTATGCAAAGTGTCACCAAGCAACTTGCAAGCCGCATTACAACGGTTATTGAAACGGGGTCAAAGAAGCAATGGTTGTTTGCTTGCGGCAAGAATGATGGCTTCATTTCCTCAATACTTGATACATCCAAGTTGAGCAAGGCGCAATTGAAAAAGATGCAAGACCAAAATTTGGATGCCTTGAAAACCTTTCAAGGGCGCAAGGTTGAGGGAATGAACCTTTCACAACGTGTTTGGAAGTATGTTGGACAATACCGTGAACAACTTGAAGCCGCACTTGATGCCGGGTTGGGTGAGGGTCGAAGTGCGGCACAACTTTCACGGGATGTCCGGCAGAACCTGAAAGACCCCAACCGATTGTTCCGGCGTGTCCGTGACAAACGGGGCAACCTTGTGTTGTCGAAAGCGGCAAAGGCATTTCACCCCGGACGGGGCGTTTACAGGTCAAGCGCAAAGAATGCCGCCCGGCTTACACGGTCTGAAATCAATATGGCATACCGTGAAAGCGATTATTTGCGTTGGCAAAGCCTTGATTTTGTCGTGGGGTTTGAGGTCAAAAGGTCAAACCATGAACCTTTGTGCAAGTGTGACATTTGCGAGAAGCTGAAAGGGCGTTATCCAAAGCATTTCAAGTTCAAGGGCTGGCACCCGCAATGTATGTGTTACGCCGTGCCAATCCTGATGGATGAAGAAACCTTTGATGAAAATGAGTTGGGCGACCTCAAAGCGGCATTGCGTGGCACTCAATACAAGCGTTTGGAAGCAAAGAATGTCGTTGTCGATGTGCCGGACGGCTTCAAAGAGTGGGTCAAGGAACATGAAGAAGCGCAAGCAAATTGGAGTTCCACACCTTATTTCATCAAAGACAACTTCACGGACGGCAAGTTATCCAAGGGGTTGAACTTTGAAACCAAGAAGCAAATTGACCCGGTACAACAGCAGCTTAACGCCCTTATGCCACAAATCACCCAAGCAAGGATGTTGGCAAGCAAGTGGGGCTTGACCGTTCAATTGCAAATGCTTGACAAGTATGTTGCCGAAAAGGATATTGTAAGAATACCCAACCGAATTGCGACCATTCAACAGAAAGCGGCAGAAATTCAACAAAAGGATGCGGATATTCGTGCCAAGTGCAGCGAATGGGGCTTGAATACATACATTCTTGACGATGCAATGAAAACGCCTGATTCAAGCAACATCTTACGGGCGATTGACGAATTGGAAAAACGTGTTGAAAATGCCAAGCAAGAATATAAGGCATTCATCAATGATGCTAATGAAGCGGTCAAAGAAGCCCGGAAGTACAAGATTGACGTTTCCGATATGCTGCAATTGATTGCCACCATTACAGGCGACAAACGGGAATGGATTATGTCAAAGGCTTCATGCAAAGACACTTTGGTTAAATTCCAACAGGAAATCCAAAAGGCAGTTGATGCAGCCAAAGGCAAAAGTGGCAAGGATATTCCACATAGAGCCGTTAAGACCGACTATAAGACGGATGCGGATGTTGATGAAACTTTCAAATCCATCAATGCAGAATTTACAACCGACAAATGGTTTGCTAATGGTGATTTGAAGTTGTCGCCTACAACCCGGCGTGGCGTTAATGGTGACACATACATGGATGGTCGGATAAGGCTTACCCCCGACAGATTGCAGCGTGTTAAGTCGGCATTGGCTAAAATCGGGCAAGGCAAGTCGGACACCATAACAGACCTTGAAGCCGATGCAATGGCGACATTATGGCATGAGATTACCCACAACCGCAATGTTCCGGGAAATATGTACACAACAAGCATTCAAACCGATGTGATGGAAATGATGAATGAATTTGTGGCAAGAAAGACTTTGCCGGAATTTTATTCTAAATTGGGTTGTGCCAAGACACCACAACCACAATTTATCAACAATCGAGATTCAACGGGCTACAATCGCCGTGTGCTTGGGTATGATTTCGTTATTCAAAAACTTGGTCTTGACCCTGACAAGGTGTTACAATCGGCAAAAAAGAATCTGTTTGCATTGAAGTATTCAGAGCAAGAAACAACGGCAATCCAAGCATTATTGGATGGCGGACTTGACACATTCAAGGGTGCTAATGGCAAAAAGATAGGCAAGGCACAATTGAAGAAGATTGTTGCGATGTGTCGGAGAGGTACAAGCACAACAACCATAGAAAACTACCTTAAAAATGAGGGAATTATAAAGTAATTTTGCATTATGAACCATTCAAATAACAACATTATGGATTATTCAAACTTAAAAAACAAGACGATTTATGATTTCTGCAATGATGAAAGCATAATCAATGATTTGGTCGTGTCAAAGGAAGATTTCTTTCGCGACTTGGAAGAATACCCCCTACTTAATGCCCACGTCTTGATTGAGTATGCAGAAATGACCAACAATGATGAATTGTTGCAAGCCGTGCAAAGTCAGTATAAGGCGGAACTTGAAGCGGAAAACAACGAATGAAAGGGAAAGGGGCATTAAGCCCCAATCCCTTTTATTTTGGCGGTTTGCGGTTGGTTTTCTTTCTGTGTATTATGCCCCGATAGATGATGCACTTGTCATTCCGATACGGCTTGTTTTCGGAAATTCCGAAAGACCACAACCGTGACTTTGACACGCCCAATTCAACAAGCGTAAACTTGTCGAATATGGCGGTGATAGACCCGAAATAATGGTTGTTATTATCGCCAAAACATACGTGATATATTGTATTGCCGTTCATTGCTCATTTAATATTGTTTCAAGTTCATCAATAGCCAAGTTGAGTTTTTTTATACGCCTTTTCCAATACCACCTTGTAATGAAAGATGCTTTTTCGTATTTGCAAACAAGACGTTCAAGTTCACTGACAACAGCCGATGCGGTAACGGTACGAATGGCAGACGAATAACACTTGGCGGCTTCTTCACTTGCTTTCCCAAATTCGGCAAACGCATTTGCAAGGTTGTTTGCAAAATCATTTGTGAATTGTTCAACCCCTTTCACGTCAATATTTTCTTTGTGTTCCATATTATTTTGCACTAAAATCAAACCATTCACGCGGCGAATTAAATGCCGCCTTTTTTACTTGCCGATAAAATGCTTTGTTCAACTTGCGCAACCTTGCCAAGTATTCGTGCGGATGCCAACGGAAGTTGGGCATTACTTCGTTGTTTGCGCCATAAATACCGCCTTGTTTCGGCTCAAAATGGGCAAAGGCAACCAAATGCCCATCCTTGACGAAAACAACGTCTTTGACGGCTTTATTTTTCAATGTAAATGCCTTGCATCCGTTGTAATACTCAACAATCTTGCGTTGTTGTTCCATTGCAGCTTTGATGTTTTCCGCTTTCTTGCGCCGGAACGCCCACATATTTTGGGCGACCTTGTGCCGATATTCTGCAACATTGATGGGGGCTTCCCCGGTCGCCATGTCATAAGGCAGCAATCCGACCGCAAACATCCGTACCGCACGGGCGAAATTCTCTTTGTCAATGACCTTTTCGTGAAGTTCTTTCACAAAATCCACCGTCAAGCCATATTTGCTTGCGAGTGCTTCAAAATTAATCTTTTCCATTTTGATTATATTGATGTTAATCTATTACTTGGGGTATTGTTTCATAATCTTTGGGGGTCGCTGGTGCAATGTCAATCCATCCAATCCCGATGTATTGTTTGACCATTCCGTTAAGAATTACTTTATAATCCGCCTTAACAACACATTCAGGCGGATTTACAGACATTTTTACTTTGTTGAGTTCAGAAAGTTTTATGGTTATCATAATTAAAAAGATTTTGTTGATTACGTTTGTTGGAAAGCCAATCGGCGGCATTTTCATTTGAAATCCACCATTCAAAGACTTGTTCGGGTGAATCGAAGTTTGAATAATTCCCGGTTTGCGCCATTAGTTCACGTATTGCCCTTATATAAACCTTTTCGGCAAAACGTGGGAACAATTCAAGTTCTTTTCTTTTCTCTTTGACGGATGCCATTGGGCAAAACATACATCCGATGCGATGAAACCCCATGTCGTACAAATCACAATACGGCATATTATTTCCCTTGATGAAATCCCAAACATCCTTGTCTGACCATTCAAATATGGGCGAAATAACCACTTTGTCTTTTCCATTTACGCAATAGATTTTCGTTTTGGTATCTGTTTCAAAAAGTTGTTCGCCGCCCTTGATTGTATGCAATTGTCCGTCATGTATTTCATAACCGATACGTTGCCCCAATACTTCTACATTGTGCCGCTTTGCCCGTCGGCTTGATTCGGCTTTGCGTATGCCCAAGCAAGTACACGTACCCCCCCCGCTTGTTCTTTTAGGAACGCACAACAAAACCTTGCTTGTCGTGTCGGCAACATTTTCTTCTTCAAAATTAGTTGGCGCATATTCAGTTTGGGCAAGTTCAAACGGACTTGCGGATAATTGGTGCGTACAAACTTCATCAAATTGGGAGAATCAACGGTTGTGACTTGCATTTCCGCATGATGCTTGACACCTGACATTTCGACAAGGGCAAGCAATACTTGTGAATCCTTGCCGCCGGAAAAGGCGACATGGAAGCCATTTTCATTCATCCGCAATGCGAGTTTTTCAGCATTACGGATGAATTTTATTGCCTTTCGTTCAAGTTCAATCAAACGATTATTCATTGGTTGTGTATTATAGTAAAACACTTAAAATCAAAACAAAGTCCATCTTGTTTCAAAAGAACACCGTTCAACTTCATTGTGCCTGACGTATTCGCCACACTCTATGAGTTTGGGAATGTATGCTTTGGGAATAATGACCCCAAAGCCTTTGCCCTTTTCGGGATAGACACTAATACATGAGCCACACCCCTTGATATACCCTATCTTGAAGTAATCACTTGAACCATTCCATCCATCATAATACGAAAGGACTTTGCCGATAAGTGCTTGTTTTATTTCCTTGATTAACATTGTTGCAGGATTTAGAGTTGGTAAATGTTGATAGTGGTGTTATCTTCTTCAAAAGAAAGTGTGTAAGTGGGTTTGATGCCCGTTCTATCCATAAAAGGCATTAAGGAATCCGGGGCTACATACACATACACAAATTGCCCTTGAAGTGCGAAAGATTCTTTTGTGCCGAAATAGTCTTGTGTGTCGGCAATGTCTTGGCAAAGCCCCCATGTTGAATTGTCGATGCCCTCACGATTGATTGCATCAAACAGGTTGAAAATTGATTGTTCCATTGTTGCGTAATTTTTAATGTTGCATTGTGTTTTATAGTAACACACCGCAAAAGTAATGATTATATTTAATAAAACAAGTATTCAACCCCAATAAAATGCACTTGCAATGCAAAATGTGGATAAATCAAGGATAAGTCAATATATGTTTTAATGTGTATTATAGTAAAACACATTACTTTTACGCATGATTTGTGAACTTATAAAAAGATTATCGGAATGAAAGAAAGAATTTTAGCATTACTGATTGCAAAGTTTTCAGGCGTGCGAAAGGACGGTTTGACAGCATTGGCACGTTCACTTGCGTTACAATGCACAACCGAAGATGAAGCGAAAGCCCTTGTGGATAAACTCACCGATGCGCAAGTGGGCGAATTTGTCAAGGAGTATCGCGCCGATGTGGATAAGGAAGTGTCCGACAGCAACAAAACCTTTGAAACGAACTTGAAAAAGAAGTATGACTTCGTGGATAAGGGCAAAAAGGTTGAACCCGGCGACCCAAAGCCCGACCCGAACGATATTTCAGAAGTGGTGAAAGCAGCGGTTGCGGAAGCCGTCAAGCCGTTTCAAGAAAAATTGTCAGGCTATGAGCGTGACAACATTGCAAAGTCAAGGCTTCAATCATTGAACGAAAAGTTGGCGAATTGCAAGGATGAGAATTTCAAGAACCAAACCTTGAAAGACTTTGCCCGCATGAAGTTCGACACGGACGATGACTTCAACGAATACTTGGCGGAAAAGGAAAAGGACATTGCCACGGCAAATCAAAACAAGGCTGATATTGATTTGAGCAATTCCGGCGGAAGCCCGCTATTCGCCCAAAAGGAAGAAAGCGGTATTTCAAAAGGCGTTGCCGATTTCATTAACAGCCAAAAGCCCGAAAACAACGTGTTCACGGGCAAAGATGTTTAACACCTAATTCATCAAAGCAATGGGATTGAGAATTGACCGTAAAAAGGACAACCGTGTTGTGAAGTGTATTCTTCACCGTGTTGCAGATATACCCGGTGGCGTTACCGTCAAGGTCGCAAACTTGGGTGGCACGGGGTTGTTCGAGGGAACACCCCTTGGCGTTGGTTCTGATGGATTGTTTGAAGTCTGCAAGACCGCACAGATATTGACGGAAGCGATTGCAACCGCAACCACGTATGAGGTTGCCAAAGGACACCACTTCAAAGTTGGTGACAGGTTCGCAACCGATGCTTGCAATGGTCAGCAGATAACGGCAATTGACAAGTCAGACCCGGCAAAGGATGTTATCACCGTTGGAACGACCCTTGGTGCGGTCGTCAAGGCTGGAACTTGTGCGTTTGAATCGAGTGGAGCAAACAAGACATTGAAAGTGACCCCGGTTGCAATAGCCGGGTCGAATGAAGATGTCAAGGATGGCGACAACTTGTTTGTAAGTGCATGGGTTATCGGCGTTGTGCGAGGAGCAACCGCACCCATAGTAAATGCCGCTATCAAGTCGGCATTAAAGACAATCGCTTATGTGTAACCCCTAAAAGCAAACCGATATGCAAAAATCATTGATGGTTGGGTTGAATGAAAAGGACATGGAAGCCGTAATCCGCACTTACGACCTCAAAGATTACTATTATCCAACCCTTTTCCCACTCAAAGAAACAAATACTTTGACGTGGAAGATGCTTGAAGCGCAATCCGGCTTGAAGATTGCCGCCGACCTTGTGTCAAGGGGTGCGACAATTTCACGCAAGACCCGTGAAGCGATTTCACGCATTCAGGGCGATATACCAAAAATCGCCATATCACGAGAGAAGAACGAAGATGAATTGACCGAATATGACATAATGGTCGCAATGTCGAGCAGCAACCCCGATTTGCGTGCCCTTGTCGAGTTTTGGGCGGAAGATACCAAGTATTGTTGGGATGGCGTTGCAGCCCGTGCGGAATGGATTGCATTGCGCCAAATTTCGCTTGGAAAGGTCAAGTTCACCAATTCCAACAATGCGGCGGTCGTTACCGAATATGACGTTGATTATCTGATTCCGGCGGAACAGAAGATTGGCGTTGAAACGGCATACACGAGCGGCACAAGCGCAAAACCGCTTACCAAGGACATTCCAAAAGCGATGAAACTTGGCAAGAAGTTGTTTGGCGCAACGTACAAGTTCGCATTTATGAATGTTGATACTTTTGAAAAATTCGCTTCACAGGAAGAAGTTTGGAAGAAGTGTTCATCCTACATTCAGAATGCAACGGGAACGCAGGATGCGCCCGATTTGGCGACCGTGAACGCATATCTTGCCAAGAAGAAAGAACTTTACCGTGGCTTGCAGATAATCGTGATTGACCAAGAAATCACAATTGAACTTGCCGATGGTTCACGCATTACTTCAAATCCGTTTGAAGATGATGTTGTTCTTTTCTCTGAAAGCAAGGTGCTTGGAAACACCTATTGGAAGAAGCCGATTGACGCAAAGAAGTTGCCCGGAAGCGTTGCCGAAAAGGTAATGCACGGTCATACGCTGGTCAAGAAGTATTCCAATGAATCGCCCGTTCAGGAAGTCACGGAGGGAATCGCCAACTTGTTCCCGGCTTGGAATCTTTCAGGTCGAAGCGTGTTGATGCAGACCAATGCGACAACTTGGAATAAGAACTAACATTCGCCGTTGGGGTGCATAACACACCCTAACGGCTTTGCAAGACAAAAAGGAGTATGACAAACAAGGAGTATTTGACCAAAGCATTGAACGGACTTAACCTTTCGGAAGATGATATTGACATTATCGTTCTTAAAGGTGGTCTTGAAGCGGAATCCGATGTGGATGTAAGGGCGTGTGACACGGCGGTTTATAACCGTATGTCCGTAATCCTTAAAGGAATGACCCAAAACGTATCGGAGGGCGGATATTCTATATCATGGAATATGGATGCCGTCAAACTCTTTTATGCCGCCTTGTGCAATGAGTTGGGCAAAGAAAATGTGCTTGTCGCACGCCCCAAGATTCGCAACCGTTCAAACATTTGGTAATATGGCATTCGTGAAGCAATATCCGCATTTCCTATTTATCGAAGAAGCCGGGGAATCCATACAGGATGCAAACGGCAATTGGACGGAATGTGAAGTGTCGCGCAAGTTCATTTCGATGTGCCGTGAAGAATCGGACGGCAAAGGCACGGAATTTCAGGTTGCCGGGGGTGAATACCAAAAGGCAACATCTGTTATCCAATGCCCCAAAACTTGCCCAATGGTTGCCAAAGGTGCGAAAGTGATAATTGCAAACGACAAGGGTTGTTCGGACATAAGGATTGCCGGAATATGCTTGAATTTCGACCCGTCACAACTTCATTCAAGGCTATGGCTATAAAGGCAAACTTTACAAAAGAAGATGTCAAGAAAAGGTTTGATGCTTTCCTTGATATGGTCGAGCAAAAGCAAATCGCAAGGCTGCAAAGGCTTGGCGAAATGTGCTTGACGGAAGCAAGGAACAACAAAGGCTACATGATGCAAACGGGGGCATTGACTTCATCCACCGGGTATCAAGTTTTTGTTGATGGTGTCGCCATTCATAGCCAATTTGATGCGGCGAGCGGTGCGGAAAGCGAAGCAGCGGCAAGGGGCATGAAGTCTGGTCAGACAATCGCCGAAAAGGTCGGAAAGGAAACAAAGGGTGTTGCCCTTGTTGTGGTCGCCGGAATGAATTATGCCGCTTACGTGGAAGCAAAGGGTTACAATGTCCTATCAAGTGCCGAACATCTTGCAGAGCGGGAATTACCCCGAATGCTTGAAAAACTGATTACGAACATTAAACGTGCAGCCGAATAATGAAATCTACATTTGACACGGATGGAATCTTGTTTTCATTGCTCAATGGCAAAACATCCATTAAGGGTGGTTGCTATGTGCGTGATGAACGCCCGGAAAATTCAGTTGATGAAGATATTGTCGTGAACACCGTTGATTTGGGGCAAGACAGCTTGCCGCAAATTGGCACGTCAAACATCAACATCTATACGCCGGACACCCCCAAGAAGATAAAAGGGAAAATGCAGGTTTCAGAAAACGGCACACGTTTGAAAGCCTTGACGGATGAAGTCTTGGCGATTGTGAGAAGTGCGAACATCAAAGGGTTGAAGATGCGACCCGGCACAATGTCAATCATGTATGAGCCGAACACCAAACAACACTTTGCTAACATTCGCATTGATTGGAACATTCAAATTGATTAAAAGTTATGGCAGAAAGAACATCTTTGATAACCCTTGGTCTTTGCCAAATCAAGGTTGGAACGGCAGCACCCAATGGAACAATGCCGTCCGAGTTAAACAAAATCGGCAAGACTTACAAGAATACTTGTAAGATTGCACAGGCAACGGCGGACGTGACGGAACATTTCGAGGAAGGCATGGCAGCCCCGGAAGTGCGCAAGAAGTCACGCAAAATCCCGACCCTGACATTCTCAATCATGGATGCCAACGTGCAAGATTTGATTGATTATGTCGGCGGTACAAATGTGGGCGATTCGTCCAATCCCAAGTGGGGTTATGATGGCAATGAAGTTGTCGCAAACAAGGCAATTTTCGTTGAATCTGAACAGGGGTTGGACTTTGAGATTCCCAACGGTGACATTGAAGCGGTCATAAATGCGGATATGTCGGCGGCAGGAATTTTCCTTGTGGACTTCACCGTTACCCCGATGGCGGTTACAGCCGGAAAAGCCATTCGCGGCGTGCCGAAAGCCAAGGCGTAATTCGGGGTGCATTGATTGTTTAATACAAAAACCCGAAGCCCCCGGAGTGTGACAACTTGCGGGGGCTTCTTACTTTCAAAAGCAATGAATGACGAAAAGAAGCAACTTGAACAAGAACGCAACGAATTGAACACCCTTATCAATAAGGGGGTGTCATTTGAGTTGAAAGACACCGAATTTGAGGTGGAAAAAAGATTTTTCGGTCTGATAAGGCGATATAAGCCCAAGGATGTGACACGCACATTCAGAATCGAAGAAATGACCCTTGCCACCCTTGACCGCATAACATCCGAATTGGTGGAAATAGCCATTGATGAAAATGTAATGAAGTCAGCGGACACGGACAGCATGAAGATGGCAAGGACACTTGCCCACAAGCATTCTTTGCGGTGCGCAAGAATAATTGCCATTGCGGTGCTTGGGGAAGATAGGTTGATTGCAAAACCCGGCAAAGGTGGAATAAGGTGGATTGAGGACACGAATAAACTTGATGAATTGACTTCTTTGTTTGCCCGTAGAATCAAGCCGTCAATCCTATACAAGTTGTATGTTCTTGTCAATACGATGGGCAACCTTGGGGATTTTATGAACTCTATTCGATTGATGTTGTTAGAAAGAACCACGATGCCGATTCGGATAGAGGAAAACAACGAGGGTTAAACAGTCCGCACGGTCGCCGGGGTGCAATATGTGAGCATTTCGGATGGACTTACGACTACTTGTTACACGGCATTCCGTGGTCGGTTGTTCAAAGGATGATGATTGATGCACCGGGCTATGATTTGGATGATGGCAAGGAAACGGAAATTCAATTGTCAGAGGACAACAGCGAACAAATTATGAACTACATTAACAGCATGATGTAATATGGCAGAAATAGACGGTGGGTCATTATCTTTCAAATCCATTTTAGACAATGGTCAGCTTAATGCGGCTATTGACGAAACATTGCGGCGTGTGCAAGGCTTTTCGGATGCCGTTGCCGGAAGTGGCGATGTGATGGATAAGACCACACAAGAAATGGTCGAGTGTATCGAGATTCAACGCAAGGTGATTCAGGATTTGGAAAATTCATACAATGACCTGACCGCCAAAATAAACGCAATTGAACCGGGCGATGCACAAAATCAACTTATCGAACAAGCCAATTCGGTAAAACAAGAATTGGATGCCGAAAAGCAAGGTCTTGTCGATTTGATGAACGAATTGAACAATTTGCAAAGGACAACGAGCGGTGCGGCTTCAAGCCTTGACCAAATACGTGTGACACTTGGGCAAATTGGTGCGGCGTGTGAGGAACACGAACAAGCGATTGCAAAGTTGAGTGCCGAATATGACCGTGTTAGTCATGCGGCAAGCGATGCTTTCATGTCCGGGCGTGATGATGATTACCGTGCCTTACAAGACCGTGCGGATGCAATCAAAGGTGAAGTGACGGTTCGCAAGCAGCTTTTGAATGAGTTGCGCAACCAATCAAACGCATTGGAAGATGAAGCGCAAAAGATTGAAAAGGCGGCACAGGAAGCCGAAAATGCGGCACAATCCCACGTGTCTTTCCGCACCCGCTTGCGTGAAGTGCGTGAAGAATTGATGCAATTGGAACTTGCGGGCGACACAAGTTCCGAAAGATACAAGCAACTTCAAGCACAAATGGGCGAATTGTCGGAAGCGATGGATGCCGTCACCACCCAACAAAATATGTTGAAGCGAGGTGAAAGGATGTGGGATGGTTTGTTGTCGGGGCTTTCGGGCGTTTCAGGCGCATTTTCGGCGGCACAAGGTGCGGTTGCCTTGTTTAGCGGTGAAAACGAGAATCTGCAAAAGATAATGCTTAAAGTGCAGTCCTTAATGGCGGTCACAATCGGACTTAAAGAAGTGCAACTTGCCCTTGATAAAGATGAAGCATTCCAACTTGTAACCATCAACGGATTGAAAGAATGGTGGAACAAATTATTGGCGGTCGGCAGGGGTGAACAAGTTGCATCAACAGCGGCGACCGTTGCAGATACCACCGCAACCATTGCGGACACGGCGGCAACAGCCGCCAATACAGCCGCACAACAAGCAAATACGGCGGCACAAACCGGGAACACGGTTGCCCAAGGAGCAAACACGGTCGCAACCGGGGCGCAAACCGCAGCGGCGGTCGCTGGTACGGCTGCAAATATAGGTCTTGCCGGGGCTTTCCGTATGGTCGGGGCGGCTATTAAGTCAATCCCGGTGTTTGGATGGATTGCAGCCGCATTGTCGGCTTTGGTTGGCGTTATTGTTCACTTTGTCAGCAAGGCGAATGAGGGCAAGAAAGCGGCACAGGAATTTTATAAATCCCTTGCCGAAAACGCATATAAGCCTATTGCCACAATTGAAGATTTGTCCTTGAAGTGGAATGCCCTTGGCGATGATTTGGACGCAAAAAAGAAGTTTATCGAGGAAAACAAAACGGCTTTTGACGAATTGGGTGTTTCCATCAATGGCGTAACGGATGCGGAAAACTTGCTTATCAACAATAAGCAAGCCTTTATCAATGCACAAATTGAAAAGGCAAAAGCCTTGGTCTATCTGCAACAGGCGCAAGAAAAGGTGAAAACCTTGTTGGAGCAAGAACAAGCATACAATGCCATGCCGGACACCGTGACAAAGAATGTGCCTTATAGTGAAGCGGCTAATGGCGCAATCTTATTCAAGCAAATAGAGGTCGCCAATGAAGCCAAAGCGGAAGCAAAAACACAACTTGACGCATTGAGGACTGAAATAACCAAAGGATTTGAAAATGCCGCCACCGCTGAATCTAATGGTTTTAATATGCTAAAACAAGCCGGGATTGATGCAACCAAGACTTATGCGGATGGTACTTTGGGGGCAATCGAACAAGCCATTCAGGTAAAGCAAGAAGCCTTAAAGAACCTAACGAGCAATGCCGAATACAAAACGGCAATGCAGGAAATCGAAAAGCTGCAAAAGCAAGCGGATGCGATAACCGGGAAAAAGGCGACAACAACGACCAAGACAAGCACCAACACCCAAGACCCATTCATTGAGAAGCTGAACAAGTATAAAGCCGAATATCAACGTTTCCAAAAGTGGGTAAATTCAGGCGATGAAGTCCTTGTCCGTTCAGCCAATCAGGAGTTTGCAAAATTGCTTGCAGAGGGGGCGACATATATTGATTACTTGAAGAACCAACGTGACCAAATTTTGCAAATTGACGTTGCAAACCGAACAAAGGCACAAAACAAGCAGTTGCGCCAACTCAATGATGCCATTGCAGAGGAAACACGGACAACCGTATTGGAAGCATTCAACGAAGAATTGAATGCCCAATTGACCAATGCACGAACCGTCCTTGATATGCTCAATATCATTGAGCAGAAACGCAAGGAATTGTCCGGCGATGGAACGGAACTTGACAATGCCAAGGCGGATGCCCTCAATGAAGCGGAAGAAAACGCCCAAGACCAATTGAGGCAGGAAACGGAATCATTGCTTGAAGAATATGCTTCTTATGTCGAGCAAAAACGCCGTCTTGAACAACAATTCAATGATGATGTTGCCTTGATGATGCGTGAACGTGAAAAGGCGACAACGGATGCGCAACGTGCGGAAATTGACAATGCCATTCAAAACAGGACAAACCAATACAATAAGGATGTCCGAAACATTGGCGGTGTCGATTATGATGCGATGCTTGCCGAATATGGCACGTTTGAGGAACGCAAGCAAGCAATCATTGATGATTATGACGAAAAGCGGCGTGCGGCACAGGAAGCCGGGAACACGGAAATGGTCGAAGCGATAGACCGTGCGCAAGCACAGGCACTTTCAAAATTCGCCCTTGACGAATTGCAAGCACACCCGGAT